AGGCGCTTAAGAATATGGGTGAAGAGGCCAACGATGAAGCCAAGCGTCAATCAGGCGCTTTGGCTGAATTCGCTAGAGCAGAAGTTATTCAGAAGGCAAAGTCGTTACAAAGCAGCAAAGTTGCCGGACGTATTGCAGATGGTTCTAGGGTTAAGAAGTCCAGCCGCATAGGCGAGATTACTTATGGTTTTGCATCTCAGAAGTTCTCAGGTGGGGCAACTACCCGAGATATCTGGGGCGGTTCAGAATTCGGATCTAATAAATATAAGCAGTTCCCGGTGTGGTCAGGCCGTCAAGGTCGAGGCTCTAAGGGTTGGTTTATCTACCCAACGCTTCGCAGGATTCAACCTGAGATAGTTGCTAGATGGACTGAATCATTTACTAAGGTATTGAAGGAGTGGGGCTAATGGCAACAGGTACAAGAGCGTTAACGCTTAAGCTCCTTGCTGATGTCGATAACTTCACCAAGAACCTTAAAACAGCCGATAAAGATGTCGCTACCTTCGGTGATAAGGTTTCAGAATTTGGCAAGAAGGCAGGTCTAGCCTTTGCAGCTGCGGGCGCAGCAGCCGTAGCCTATGCAGGCAAATTAGCCGTTGATGGAGTCAAGGCAGCCATAGAAGACGCCGCTGCACAGACTAAGTTAGCCCTCACCTTAAAGAACGTCACAGGGGCTACAGAAGCCCAAATAGCGGCAACAGAAGATTATGTAACGAAAACATCTTTAGCGGTAGGAATCACCGATGACGAGCTTCGTCCATCTTTGGAGAGGTTGTCTCGAGCCACCGGAGATCTTAATAAGGCACAGAAGCTACAGGCTGTAGCCATCGATGTAGCAGCAGGATCAGGTAAATCTTTAGAGACTGTAACCAATGCGCTTGCTAAGGCAGCAGAAGGCCAGACAGCATCGCTTGGCAAACTAGGTGTCGGCTTAACGTCCGCTCAGCTTAAGACAATGAGTTTTGATGACATTACTGCCAAGTTGGCAGATACCTTTGAAAATCAGGCTTCAGCTAAGGCAGATACATTCCAAGGCAAGTTAACTAGATTGCAGATAGCCTTTGATGAAGGAAAGGAAACAGTAGGCGCGTTTATTCTTACCGCTATTACGCCGTTGGTCGAAATCATCGTTAGCCGGGTAGTCCCTGCCATCGAGGCATTTACCAGCAACATAGGCGATAAACTAAGTCCAGTTATTAAGATATTCCAACCAATCCTTCAAGGCTTGCGTAACGCTTTTAATTCAGTCAGAGATTCACTAGCTGAAAACAATGATGAACTTCAGCCATTCTTTAACCTTATGAGAAATATTGCTACTTTCGCTAGAGATACGCTTGCTCCAATTTTAGGCAAAATTCTAGGCGGAGCTTTCACAGTTCTAGGCGATATCGTCGCTGGGCTTATTAACACCTTTGCTTCTTTCGTTGACAAGATAACCAAGATTTATAACACAATCAAAGGCATCATTGATGCCATCAAGGGCGCGGGTTCAGCTGTGGGTAACTTCTTTAGCGGTGCATCATCTTCTGGAGGAGCAAGTTTCTCTACAGCAGCCTCTTTCTCACCTTCAACCATTTCTGCTATTGATGACTCAGACGCTCGTCTACGATCCTTTGCCGGTGTTACTAATAACATCACAGTTAACGGCGCTATCGATACCGAGTCCACGGCTCGACAGATAGTTAGTATTCTTAATGACTCTCAGGCTAGAGGTACGCTAGGAAGCGCAGCCTTCGTATGACCCTATGGACGCCAGACTGGGCGGTAGAAGTTAATGGGTTGGGTGATGTAACAAACCTAGTCCTATCGGATTTAGTAATCACTTCTGGGCGCAGCGATATTTATTCGCAGCCTATTGCTGGTTATTGCCGATTTACTATCAAAAACTTGGATCAATCAGCGATAGCCTTTGATGTCAATGATTCCATACTTGTAAAGATAAAAGATTCAACCGGCACATATGTCCCTCTTTTCGGTGGAGACATTTCGGATATTGATATTGTGGTGGCTACCGGTGAACCAGTAATAACACAAAATGTAAGCATTACGGCGCTAGGCGCTTTATCTAAATTACCTAAAGCTTTGACAGAAGGTGTATTAGACAAAGCTTTTGACGGAGACCAGATATACACGATTTTATCTGAGGTTCTTTTTGACCAATGGAATGAAGTACCAGCGGCAGAAACTTGGGCTAGTTATGAACCTTTGACAACTTGGGAAAACGCTCAGAACTCAGGCTTAGGAGAAATAGATCGTCCAGGAGATTACGAGCTTGCCGCTAGGTCAGCTTCCACTACAGACATTTACAGCCTAGTTTCCGCTTTGGCTAATTCTGGATTGGGCTATATTTACGAAGACGCTTCAGGCCGTATTGGATACGCAGACTCAACGCATAGATCAGAATATCTTCAAGCCAATGGCTACGCTTATGTAGATGGCGGCTGGGCTTATGCCAATGGTATAGCCACGTCTAAGCGCCTTGGGGATGTAAGAAACAAGGTAACTATTACCTACAAAAATGGTCAGCAAGAAACCGCTGAAAACACAGAATCAATTCAAACTTATGGCACTCAAGCTCAGAACATTCAGACCAGTATAGAGCGCACGGAAGATGCTTTAAGTCAGGCTGAGTTCTATCTAGATATTCGAGCCTTCCCGCAGTACCAGTTCAAGAGCATTACATTCCCCATGGCCAACCCTAATATTCCTGATGCCTCTCGAGACCAGGCTTTTAATATATTTATGGGCTTACCCTTAGACATCGAGGACTTGCCAAGCAACATATCCGATGGGCGATACCAAGGATTCGTAGAAGGCTGGACTTGGACTACCCGATTTAACGCACTTGATTTAACAGTTATTGTCTCGCCGGTTGCCTATTCGTTACAGGCTTTCAGATGGAACAGCGTTCCAGTAGGCGAGACATGGAACACGCTAAGCCCGACTTTAGACTGGAATAACGCTACAATAGTAGCCTGACAAGGAGAACACATGACAACTACGGCAATCTTAGGCATCACAATTCCAGACGATACCGATCTGGTCAAAGATGGCGCTGCTGCTATTCGCACAGTCGGTAATGGTTTTGACAGTGCTTTAGGCAAACTTGTCCTAAACTCTCGGACAGCCTCTTACACAGTAGTCCTGGCCGATAATAAAAATACTTTAGTGACTATGAACGTCGCTTCAGCCAATGATTTTCTAATCCCAACCAATGCCAGCGTAGCCTTTCCAATAGGATCGGTAATAAATGTCATTCAGACTGGCGTCGGTAAAACCACTATCAAAGCGGTTACATCAGGTACTACGACAATCTCTTCAGCAGCAGCAGTATCAGCTACTCCAGAGTTAAGAAAGCAATTTTCTGCCGCTTCATGTATTAAGGTTGCTACCGATACTTGGTACGTTGTAGGTGACATTTCATAATGACCGGAATTCTCGGAATTTATGCATCGTCCGTTTTGAAGGCTCCTCCTCTTACAGTCGATTATTTAGTTGTAGCTGGTGGCGCTGGTGCAGGTCAAGAACCAGGCGGAAGCCGTCAAGGTTCAGGCGGCGGCGCTGGTGGTATGCGATGCACAGTAACCGGAACTGGTGGCGGTGGCTCACTCGAATCAGCTTTAAATATGGTCGTTGGCACTTCTTACACAATTACCATTGGCGCTGGTGGCGCTGGTGCAATAGCAGCGACCAACAATCCGGCTAATGGAGTAGATTCTACAATTAGCGGTTCGGGAATTTCTACAATTACTTCAACCGGCGGCGGAAGAGGTGGCAGTGTTAATTCTGCTGGAACTGCATGGATTGCTGCAAACAGTGGTGGTTCAGGCGGCGGTCAAGATGCAGCGAGCACCGGAGCAGCAGGATCAGGAACAGCTAATCAAGGTTACAAAGGCGGGGATGTTCAACCTGCTAATAATAGTTTTGGCGCAGGCGGTGGTGGAGCTGGTTCGGTTGGTCAGAATTCTAACAATACTGCTCGCGCAGGCGGCGCTGGTGTTGCGACTTCCATAACAGGATCATCAGTAACTTATGCAGCAGGCGGTGGAGGCGGCGGCAACGGCGCGACAAACGGAACTGCTAATACAGGAAACGGCGGCAACGGCGGAACAACTACTGGCGGCAACGGCGGTTCAGGAGTGATTGTTCTTAAATACCCTGATTTCTATACTTTAACAGTAGGCGCTGGTTTAACAGCGTCGACTTCATCTTCAGGCGGTTTTAAGGTAACAACATTTACACAGGGAACAGGAACAGTGAACTTCTAATGGCACATTATGCATTTTTAGATGACAACAACATTGTTACCGAAGTTATCGTTGGCATCGAAGAAACAGAATTAATTGAAGGCAAAAGCCCAGAAGATTGGTATAGCAACTTTAGAGGGCAGAAGTGCGTTCGTACTTCATATAACGCTGCATATAATGGCTTTAGATATCATTACGCTGCGGTGGGTTATTCATATGATCCAATTGACGATGCATTTATTCCACCAATGTGGGATTGCGGGCATGATGATTTATTGCTAAACGATAAAAAATATTGGGAATGTGTAACCTGTGAAGCCAATCCTTTGTAAAGCTGGACAACAGTTAAGGTTGCAGATTGATGATAGTTACTCAGACAGAGATCGCACCTCGGACGGCTGGATTGGCGATGTACGTCATTCAGCACGTCCTTCTGACCACAATCCTGATGCAGCGGGTATCGTCCGAGCCATTGATGTTGACAGGGATCTCTCTGGCAAGGCTAAGCCCGACCTCATGCCTGACCTTGCAGACCAGATTCGACTCTGTGCGAAACGTGGCGATAAGAGAATCAGTTATATCATCTTCAACGGACGCATCGCATCGGCTCGCATGGGCTGGCGCTGGCGAAAGTATTCTGGAATCAATCCGCATATTAAGCATTGCCATATTTCTTTCAGTAAAAAGGGCGATACAGATGGTTCGTTCTTTAATATCCCAATGATAGGCGGCAGCATATGAACATGAAGAATCCAGCACTCCTCACAGCAGGTGCGTTTTTAGCAGCGTGGGGTGCATCTAACTTTGCACTCGATTATCGCTCAATCCTTTGGGCGGTATTAGCGGGCGTATTCGGATACGCGACTCCTAAGAAATGAGCGCGGCAGACCTCGCAGCTTGGGCTGTAGGTGTAGTCACAGTCCTAGGCGGCTTGGCTGCTTACACACAGTTCATGATTAAACATTACCTAAGCGAGTTGAAGCCTAACTCTGGCTCAAGCCTTAAGGATCAGGTTTCTAGATTAGAAGCGCGTGTCGATACCATTATCGAGTTGTTAGGTAAGTAACACTTAAGCCATGGCAAGGAAACGACCAGTCATAGACTTAGATACTTACAGCGCGCTCGATGCTTACGCAATAGCGTTGAATGAGTATTACAAGTCATTACGAAAAGCAGGGTTTACAGAGACTCATGCCTTTTGGCTGCTTTCAGATCGTGAGTCCTTTCCAGATTGGATAATCCCCAACCTACCCAATCGAATAGACAATATCCCCTACGAAGATGAGGATGACGATTAAGCGAATAGTTATTTTGTCAGACTTGCAGGTGCCTTTTGAGGACGTGCACGTTACTAGAAACATCGCTAAATTCTTAACTAAGTTTAAGCCAGACCAAACAGTCACTATCGGTGATGAAATCGATTTTCAGACTATCTCTAAATGGTCAGATGGCACCCCGCAGGCCTATGAACAGAGCCTCGGCGATGATCGTGACCGCTGCGTCGAACTGCTTTGGGAACTAGGCGTAACCGACTGCATTAGGTCTAATCACACAGACCGCCTGTATAACATCATCATGAAGAAAATCCCTAGCTTCTTATCTTTGCCAGAGCTTCGATTCGAAAAGTTTATGAAGTTTGATGAACTAGGCATAACCTTCCATAAGAACCCTATGAACATTGCTCCAGGCTGGATTGCCGTCCATGGCGACCATACGCCTATCAAACAACTGGGTGGCTTATCAGCGCTTGAGGCGGCTCGTAGGCATGGTAAGAACGTTATCTCCGGTCATACCCATAGGGCAGGCCGTAGCGCCTTCACAGAAGCCTCTGGAGGCCGTTTAGGGCGTGTTTTACACGGAGTTGAGGTAGGTAATCTAATGGACTTCAAACAGGCCTCATACACCAAAGGAACGGCAAATTGGCAACAAGCTTTTGCCATCATGTATGTGCATGGATCAGTAGTCCAGGTGGACATTATTAACATCGAAAAAAATGGGACATTTATTGTACAAGGCAAGGTCTATGGACGCGCCCGCTAGCATTGCCATCCCGTATATGGAGGACGAAGATCCTAGCCAAATCGTTATGATTTCGTTATCTAAAAAAGGCGGATGTCGGTTTAGGTTCTAGTAAGGTTCTCACAAGTCAGAAATTCTGGCGGAATGGGAGCAAACATGAATGTAGATCATGCACTTATAGGGATGGGGTCATTAGGACTCATCTTTGGTTATTTACTTGGTTATGCCAAAGGACATGAACACGGCAAGATTCAAGGCAAGATAAATGCCCGCCGGCTTATTAAAGCTCAAACACAGCATCAGGTTAGCCGATGAACGCCGGTGACTTCCTTACTGAAGCAAAAGCAATCATACAAGATCGTGGTATGGACTATGGTCACCCATCAGACAATATGCAGCGGACAGCCGCACTTTGGGCTTCATACCTCGAAATGCCAATTACTGACTATCAAGTCGCAACTTGTATGGCGTTGGTCAAAATCGCAAGGAGTATGGAAACTCCAAAAGTCGACAACCAAGTCGATGCTTGCGCCTATCTTGCAATAGCTGGAACTTTACAGACACAGGAGAATGAACTTTATGTTTAACCTTGAAGATTACGAGACAGTAGAAGAACGGCTAGTTAAATTTTGGAAGGATTACCCAGATGGACGTATTGACACAAGGTTGGTTGAAGCAAGTGCTACACGTTTTATCGTACAGGCTTACATATACAGAACTGAGGCTGATCAACACCCTTGGAGTTCTGGGCTCGCGGAAGAAACGATACAAGGGCGTGGAGTTAATGCTACTTCAGCTCTCGAAAATTGTGAAACGTCTGCGATCGGTCGTGCTCTCGCTTCGGCTGGCTATGCGACAAAGGGAAAGCGCCCAAGTCGTGAAGAAATGCAGAAAGTTGCAAAAGGCGCACAGGTAGCCACACAAGTGGCAGAAGCTAAGGCGAAAATGGCTGATACATCGAGGGAGTACATCCCAGTACCAAAGGAAGATGATCCATGGACAATGCAAGTAGCAGCACCAGTTCAGACAATGGAGCAAGCAGTCGAGACAGTCAAGGATGTCCTTGGTGGCACGCAACCAGACGAGAGCTGTATCCATGGTGCGCGTGTATGGAAAACAGGAACTTCTAAGGCAGGTAAACCATACGGAATGTGGCGTTGCCCAGAATCCAGCACAAGAGATATGCCGGGCGGACAAGTGCCTTGTGATCCAATCTGGTATGAAATCGACAAAGAAACAGGTAAGTGGAAGCCACAGGTGAAACGTGGGTAAATTATATTTCCGTAATATGGATGACGAGTGGGAGCAATTCCCAACGGATGAGCAGTTACAAGCTGCACAAGCAGCAGCCCATGATCTACAGCAGTTAGGCTTTGCTATTATCTGCCAGTTATGTAATACGCCTCCAACAGTTCAACAGATTAAACAGAGGGCGTTACAGAACGAATGGAAATGCGACAAGTGCCACACAATCAATTCTGCTGGGAAGGCATAAGGTGAGTTTAGTGCAGGGCGTTAAACAGGGTGCTTTTCGGGATTTGTTGACGCTCTTAAGTATGGTCATTAAAGCCCCTTTTCCATGGGGTTGCCATAACTGCGCCTTGCACTTTTATAGTTGGTCATAAATGACACGACACAGAAAGGATCGAGGACTGCGTACAGAGCGCGTCGTTGCTAGTTATCTCCAGCAATGGTGGCCTTACGCGGGAATTGGTCGAGGGGCTGGAAAAGATATAACAGGCGTCCCGTTCGACGTCGAGGTTAAGGCTAGGTCGGCGTTCCAGCCATTGGAGTGGCTGCGTCAAGCGAGCAAGAGAGCGGATGGCAAAGAGCTTCCGTTCGTGGTGTGCCGTATGAATGGTCAAGGAGAAGATGCTTCCGAGTATCTGGCCTTTATGCGGTTTGCAGACTTGGTGCAGCTACTTCTACCTATTTACTCAGATATTAACCAAGATTCAGTACAATTAGAGCCTGAGAGATGCACAATATGTGGATCGTGGAAGTTAAAGGAAGTCCCATGCCGGACATGCGAGAAGGCCAATAATGCCAATTTATGAGTTCGAATGTACCAACGAAGACTGCGAAGCTAATTTGCGGTACGAGAAGGAGTTATCCATCCATGAACCACATACAGTTACTTGCCAGTTTTGTCACAGTTCAATGCAGAAGATTTACAGCGTTCCTAGTGTCCAATTTAAGGGAAGCGGTTTCTACTCAACCGATAATTAGGTCGACACGCCCATTGCAAGGATTAAGAAATATAGGCTCTGACCTGCGGTTTTGTGCTCTACGAGTCAAATCTAAATTGACAGGGTCGGTACACTCTAGGCTAGAGCCCATCAAGGGCTCAGAGCGGGCCGCTTCGCGGATAGCCCGCTCGGTAGCCATCGTTATTGGGATATCTCTATCTATGCAGAGCACTGCAGTAGGGATAGGCTCAATAGATCCTTATCATGATTTACATTCATTAGCTGATTATCAATTAACCAATAAGCAATACGATTGTCACAACGAGATAGTGTTTAAAGAATCATCATTTAGAGCTGATGCTCGCAATGGCTCACATCATGGC